AGTGGTAGGCTCGCTCGTAATTGGTGGTGGAAAATTCGGTGGCGTAGGGCGGGTCGAAATAGGCCAGATCCGCCTTGGCTTTCGGTAGCAGGTCGTTGATGTCGTGACGGTGAGCCTTGTTCTCCTTGCCGTTGTCAAAGACCAGGGCGTTGATGCGTTGCAGGTTTTTGCGCAGACGCTCTTTAAATTCCTCGGGCGTGTCCTTGCGTCGACCGTAATCGGTCGAGGATGAAAAATGCCCGAAACCACCTTTGCCGCTCATGCAGGTCTTGCCCAGGCCAAACAGGGCGATGTCCTTTTTGATGCCGGAGAGTTTGTCGCAGTTGGCGCGGATCGTATCGATCAGAGCATGGACGCCTTTGGCAAAAAAGATCCCCTTGAAATTGTCCTGAACGAAGCTGCCAGCCTTGGCGTTGTCGGCCATGAGCGCTTCAATTTCGTCCTCGCTCAGGCGAACCGAGTTGTTCTCGATGATCGCCCTGGCGGCGTGGTGGCAGTAGCGCAGCCGGTCGTTGGCGATGACCTGGAGGCCCTTGGTCTTGTACATGTAGGCCACGACCGCAGACCCCGAGAAGGCGTCGAGCACGGTGCCAACGCCCTCGGGGGTATGCTTCCAGATCCAGTCGACGAGNTTCTGCTTACTACCGATGTAGTTGGTGATGTACTTGGGGCGCTTCTCGGGAGGAAGCTCTTCAGGAGCTGGCTGTTCGGCGGCCTCCGTCCCGAGNTCGTCAGGATCGCAGGTCAGCGCCGCATCGGNCTCCAGTAGAAACGCCAGCCTTTCCAGGTCTGTGGCGAACAGTTCCATCAACGTCTCCGGTTGGTTTGCTGGGCTCTCCGCGATCTGCGGGGAGCGTTCAGCGGTTACTTACCGGAAGCGTTGGCGATGTGTCGGAGGGTGACGGTGAATTTCAGCGGGCGGGGTTCAGCCGGGCCAGAAAGGCTTTGCCGCAGGCGTCGATGGAGGGATATTCGTCGGTCTCGGTGATCTCGGAAAAGACCCCGTCATAGGGAGAACGGGACAGCCGGTGGTATTCGAGAAAATCCGCCGGAAGCGAAGTGGCCCCGGCCTCGACCAGACGGTTCACCACCCAGGCGGCCTCGTCCTTGCAGTCGGCAAGCCCGTGCGGCCCCCGGTCGAGGTAGTACATCTCCACATCCAGGCCGGGACCCGGCCCCTGAACCCAGACGCCAACGGGCACATATTCTGGAACGGAGGCTCGCCGGTCGACCAATATCGAGTCGATCATGTAGCGCAGTTTCATGACCAATCCTCCGCAATTCTGAGATGCTCGGCCAGAAGCTGGTCGTCGATCCGGCGGAATCTCTCGGCGTTTTTCTGCCGGTAGGCGATCCAGCGTTGCCAGTCCGCCGCGAGTTCGGGTTCGGAAATGGGCTCGATCATTTCTACATGGTGAACCCTGCCGAGGTCGTCGGTCATATCGACCATCAGCCAAGCTTCGATCTCCTTGCCGTCATGTTCGGCCGTCAGTGTGTCTTCGACCCGGACATCGACCACCTTGATGGTGTGGGCGTGCTGAAAGCCCTCGTCGTAGCCCAGCGCCTTCCACAACAGCCAGAAATCGGTGCGCAGATGGTTGCCAGCGGCATCGAAATGGGGGCCGATCCGAGTGACGGTGAAGCTGCCCACCAGGGTATCCAGAAAGAGATCCCCGGACTCTCTGACGGTCATGCGGCTCCCCCGACTGTTGAACCAGTGCAGCGCTTCCTGCAGCCGCCTTTTCTCCTGTTCGATAAAGTCCTTCATGGTCATTGTTTGCGTTTGCTCCAGCTTTGCGGGGTATAGACGATGTCCTCCACCTTGCGCCCGTCAGATAGTTTCTTGATGCCGCGCCGGGTGAAAGTCTGGATGATCTCCCGGCGTTCGTTGTCGCTGCGGGCCACGATGAACTCGATGTTGTCCAGCAGCGTAACCGAGTATTTGAAGATGGTCTCGTTGCCATGGCGTTGCGAGAACCGCTTCCAGTCGTCGACGCCGGTCCCCCGGTTGCGCTGCACGTAGTCGTCGATCACCTTGCCGTAGGCATCATGGTCGTAGCTGATGGCGTCCATGCGCCGCAGCATCTGTTTCTTGAAATAGAGCGCCGGTGATGCATCGCTGGCCGGTTGCTTCTTAATCCGGGTGAAGAAATAGCTCGCGCCGCCGGTCTGCATGTCGGCCACCGGGGACATCCCGCCTGGAGCCACGCCCATGCGCATCTTCTCGACCGTGCTGACCATGGCTCCATTATTCTCCATGATCGAATCGATGAAGCCGTACATGCTCTCGCCGTTGGTCAGGTCATGAACCAGAGAGTAGCCCTTCATCTGTTTTTCCAGGTCCTCCTCGGTGATGTCGAACCGGAACTGGTGCCGGTACCCGCCCTTGGCGTCGCGGTCCAGGAAACCTGCCTGGTATTCGCCCAGCGGGTTGTATCCGGAAAGCTGGGTTATGTCCTGGACGCCAAATTCCTTTTGCCAATAGCCGCGCAGAGCCTGGACCCGCTCGGGGGTGGTCGCGTTGCGGTCGTCGAGTGATTTCTGCAGCCGCTTGTAGTCGGCGCTCTTGTCGGTCTTGCGGATGTAGGCGAGCTTCTCCAGATACATCTGTTCGGCGTTTTCCGCCGTGGCCACCCGGGTATCGATCCCGAGCTGTTCGAGCTTTTCCAGCATCGCTTCAACCCGTCCGGGGGTGGTGTCGCCATCCAGGATCATTTCCAGCTCGCCGCGCTGGGCGTAAAGGTTGGTGTCAGTCCAAGGCCGATAGCGGACCCGGGTGCCGTCCTCGAAAGTCACGGTGTACTGATGCCCGTCCTGCATGCGGGAGTTGTGATTGAACAGGGTCCGGTTGTCGACGTCGTCGGCCTCGACGCTGATGGTGCCGGAACCGATCTTGCGCTTGGCGTGGGTCACCTTGCCACGTTCCACCTTGAACGGCGGTTTCTCCTTGGGTTTCTGTGCGTCGAGCTTGGGCAGGTACTGCTCGAAAACACCGTTGGTGGCCCGGTCCCAATCGACGGACTCCTCGATCTCCTTGACCCATTTCAGATAGTGGTCCGCCATTTCTTTGACCTTGGGATCGGCGCTTTTTTGCAGGGCCTCGAGTTTCTTGCGCAGGCGCAGGGCCTTGTCGATCTTGGTCCGGTTGTACTTACCGTCACCGACGTGGAAATTGACGTTCTTGACGGCGTCCAGAACGGTCTCGAAAAAGTTGTCTTCGTTTAGCGGTTGCCCCTTTTCTCCGGCAGTGGTCTGCACGTACTTGCGCAGCAGCTCGTCGATGCGGCGGTCGGTGTCCGGCCGGATCTTCATCTTGACCACGGTGCGCTTTTTCCCTTTGAAGGTTTCGGTGAAAATCAGCGCGTTCTGATCCTCCACGTCGCCGCTGTCGAAGGGCAATGTCTTGCCTTGCCAGCCGAGTTTGCGGGCTTCCTCGACCAGGGCTTCCTCGGCGGAGGAGAGCAGCTTTTTCTTGCCGGTGGCGGCGGTCAGCTTGTCGAAACGGAATCCACGATCCCCCAGCACATCGGCGTAATAAGCCTCGAAGTCCCGCCGGAGATTGTGCTTTCGTTCCAGGGCCAGATCGTAAAAATGCCTCAGCCCGGCCGGGTCCTTGGCGAACCGGCCCTCGGCGTAGGGCCGCAGCAGACCGAGATAATCCTCGTCGGCGATCTTTTCGACTTCGTGGATGTAGCGAAGCGTCACGTTCGGATCGACCCGCACCTTCCCTTCCTTGGCCGCCCGGAAGACCTTGTTGTAAAACGGCTCTTCCTCACCGCACGCCCCGTTGGGGTGGTAATCGAGCGAGAGTTTGTCCTGTCCCAGGAACTTGAAAGCCTGGCCTTTGTCGATGCCGTGGACGCGACCGTCCCTGGCACGGATGAACTGCTTGGAATGCCCGTCGTGGTTGGCGATCAGCCAGTCGACCACGTGCTCGCGCTGGATCTGTTCCAGTTCGATGGTGGTCAGATCCTGAGGCAGGATGTTGCGGAAATCGAAGTCGTCCCGCAGATCGGTGCGCCATTTCTGGATGGAACCGATGCGGCCGTTCAACTGGATGGTCCGGACCTCGATGGCGTGGGGATCGATCAGACGGCCGATCTTGTAGGCGGCCTCCTCTCCGAAGGCGATGAACTCATCGTCCTTGCGGCCATTGGGTTTGAACAGCCATTTGTCGCCGTTCTCGTCGGTCCAGAACTCCTTTTCGTGTGCGCCGCCGACAGCGGCCTTGCCGGATTTCTTGAATTTTGACGGCAGTCCCTTTTGCTGCCATGCAGAATCGGCGTCTGAGAACTCCGCACCTTTCTTGCCGATCTTGGCCTCGGACGGCTTTACCGGACTCGGCGGCTCCTTTTTCGGAGTGATGGGCTTGGCTTGCGCTGCTTTCTTCTTGCCGCCATGTTTTTCGGCCCAGGCGGCATGCTTGGCGTCGATGCTCGCCTGAACCGCCTTGATTTTCCCCGGGTCGGTCTCTGTAAAGAGCGTGGTCAGCTCGTCTTTGTTGGCCCATTGCCAATACTGGACCTTAGTCTCCTTAGCGAGTGTCTTGAGCTCGGTCGATTTCAGCTTGCCGATCTGGTCCTGGAAGAGCTGTTTCTTGAAGGCGATTTCCTTGCTGTGGGCCGCGAGCATCTCCTGGGGCAGATCGGTGCCGACGGAAACCGCCTGTTCCGCCTTGGCAATCGTGTCGAGGAAATCCTTGTAGCCGGTCGGCGAGTCGGGAACGACCACTGCCTTGGCGGCGTCTTCGAGGGCCGTTTTCTGTTTCTGGATCAGCTTCTGCTTGGCGTCAGAGACCGCCTTTTGCTTGACGGACTCGGCCATGTCGGTACCGGCCTTCTTCTGCAGCGCCTCGACGAGCTGCTGTTTGTTCTTGAGAATGCCGATACCGTGCTTCTGCTTGGCTGCCGCGAGTTCCTTGCCCATCAGTCCGCTGTGGTCCACGCCGGACTCCAGCTTATCCAGCAACTCGATGGTCTCCTGCTTGGTCATGTTGAGGGAGATGCCGTTCTCCTTCGCCATCTCCTTGAGCTGCTGGGCGGTCATGCCCTCCAGCCCTTGGGCGGGCGGAATCTTCGCCATCTGAGCGGCGAGCAGCTTGGCTTGTTTGAGTTCCGCCTGCTTCAGTCCGAGCAACTCGATCAGTTCGTCCTTGGTCCGCAGCAGGCCGATCTTGTGTTCCTTGAGCTTGGCGCTGAGCGCCGCTCCGGCCAGGTCACCATGATCGATTCCCGGCTCGGCCAGATCGAGCAGCTTGATGAAATCGGCCTTGGTCCGGGCGATGGCCACGCCGTTCTGTTTCGCCAGGGTCTGGAGCTGTTTGACCGTCANCGAGCCGAGNTCGGNGATGTCGCCNTTTTCAAAGGCGCTCTTGAGCTTGGCGTTCTCCTTGGCCTGGGCATCGGCCATGCCTTCCAGCACGTGGGGCGGGAGAATGCAGGCGTCCCCCTGCGATGCCTGGGCGGCGGCCTTGGCAACCATCTCGCTGCCGCAGACGGTCATCGGCCAGGCCACGACGTTGGTGCAGCGGCAATGCGGATGCGCGGGTTGCTGGGGGAACTTGTCGATAGGAAAGGTCTTGCCGTCCAGGCCGCCACAGACCGGGCACATGCGCTCGTCTTCCATAGCCAGCCATTCCAGCTTCTGGATGCCGACCCGCTCGTGGAACTTGAGCCTGCCCATATTGTGGGCGCGGAGGACCTCGGTGCGGGCGATCATCTCCATGCGGTACTGGGCCTTGCTGAACACCCGGCTTCCGGCCTGGCGAAAGGAATCCTTGTCGACGATCACCTTGCCCATGTCCCGGACGATGTCGTCGGCTCCCTTGCCCGTGGCGATGCCGTTCAGGATGGTGCGCTTGATGCCGCCTGCGAGTTCGCGGTGAACGTCACCAGCGAGCGTGAGGTTGTACTGAGCCATAAAATCGAGGGCGTTGGTGTCGACGATGGTAAAGACCTTGGTGGCCAGCTTATCGATGCCATCTGGCTTGAGGTCGGCATAGAACGGCAGCGCCGCGTCGGCGAGTTCCCCGATGCCCTGATTGATACCAAGCCGGAAGGATTCCTTGGTGCTTTTGCGATAAACCAGGGTCTGCTCCCGTTTGAGCCGCTTCATGGTGTCGTCGAGTTCGAGCTGAAGCTTTTCCAGACCCTTGAGCGCGGCGAGTTTGTTGTCCGGCAGCGAGCCGAGGGAACGGTACTGGAGAATGGCGCGGGCGACCTCGTCTTCGGCCTGTTTCAGTGCCTGGGTGAGCTGGGCCGTGACCTGATCGTTGTAGCGGTTGCGTGCCGTCAGACTCTTCAGGGTGGCCGCCTGGATGCGCTGCTTGAGGTCCGATGGCATCAGTGGGACTCCCGGCGGTCGATGAAGCGACAAGCCGGGGCATCGAAGGTGCGCTCGCTGTTGTGGACCCGGCAGTGGTTGGTGGCAGCGATGAAATGACTGCACTCGTCGCACATGGCCGCGTCGCCGGTGGATTCCAGATCTCCTGACCAGACCAGCCCGGCCTCTGCCGAAGGCTCGTTGTCCTCGGCCGGAATGCCGAGCATCTTTCTGGCGCGAGGCACACTCAGGATGCCCGAGACAACCATGTCCACCACGGGCTTCACCTGCTTTTCGTCCATCAGGTCGATCTTCTTACTCTCGGTTTCGCGATTGGCTGCCTCGATGTCCGGGTCCAGATCCATCTTGAGCTGGAGGCTGGAACGGCTGATGAGCTTGCGGTCGTAGAGTTCGATGAGGAGTTTCTTGAAATCGACGGCGTCACTGGGGTCGAGGTCGTTGAAGATGAACTGGAGAGTTTTGTCGCCCTGGTCGCGCAGCTCCATCCAGTCGTCGAACACCCAGTCGAGGAGCTGGCGTGCTGCCTGCTTAATCTCGCGGATCATGACCATCATCTTCTGCATGCTCACCGAGGCGGTGGCGAAATTGGGGCCGTCACCGGTCACCAGTGAGCGCGACAACCCCAGGGCCACCACTATGTCTTCCTTCACTTCCTTGACCTTGTCCTCGACGTTGAGGACCTGGCCGTCGGTGCCGTGAGTTTCGACATTGACATAGAACGGCACGACCAGCCCGCTTTTCATGTCCATCTTGTTGACCATGTCGCGGACCTGCTCAAGCATCCTTTGGTCGGGCATGACCATCTTCTGGCCGAACGCGCCGCCCACCTTCAGCAGGCGAAACGGCGTGGCCCAGCGCTTGGCGATGGCCTGTTCGGCCCGGCGATAGTCGCGCAGCAGTTCGATGGACTGAAACGCGGGAAGCACCAGGGAATTGCCACGGGGTGAGAAGGCCGGAGCGTCCCACTTGAGATGCACCACCTGCTCGACGGGCAATGAAATGGATTCGCTACCGCCGGAGGTATCCTCGGGATATTGACGAGCCTCGATCAGATCGCCTTGGGCGTATTTCACCTTGACCGAGACCGGATTGACGCAGACCAGCTCTTCGATGTCCTGGCCGGACTGGGTGTAGCGCTTAAAGCCGATGGCATCGCCTTTCACCAGGAGCTGAAGAATCATGTCCTTAATGAACTGCGAGACATTCAGTCGCCAGGCCGCTTCCAGTGCCTGATCCTTGAGGGAATCGTCATCACTGGAGATCTTAATCTCGTCGCCCACTGCGAAGGTGCGCCAGGAGTTGACGCAGTTCTTCACCAGCGGCTCTTCGACGTAATATTCCCAGGCCTTGCGGGCGCGTTCTTCCCAGGTGGCCGGGATCGCCTCGGTAGCGTTGACCTTGCTGAAGGCCGCCGAGTCCAAGGCAGCCGCTGCGGCCATGGGAGCGATGATAAACCCGGTGGTGTCCAAGCTTTCTGGTTGTTCGTCCTGATGGGCGGTGCTTTCCACGTAGTCCTCTCGGTTGTTTGGGCCATGACAGCCACACATCCGGCGCGTGTGGGCCGAACCCGGCTTAATGTCGGTTACTTACCGGAGCGGAGTGGAAAGCGTCGGAGGATGCCTCCAGACGAAGTGTTGCCACTTCCTCACAACTGATAATGATTTGTCTGGTTCAGATAAAAATCGGGTTGGTGAGCACCGGCTTGAGCGAGACAACCTCTTCGCCGACCGGATCGAGGTTGCCTTCCTCCCGGATCAGCATGGCGCAGCGCACGGCGTCGATGATGTGGTCGTTGCCCTTGGAATAGATGATCTTGCCGTCCCGCAGGGTGTANGTGTGGGTGGTGAACTGGTCTTCCACCTCCAGGTCGTCCAAGGGGAAGATGAATTGCTTGCGCTGTAGAGCTCCGTTAATAAGACTGGTCATCAACTCTTTGGTCCGTTTCTTGATTTCCTTTCCATCGCGCACCGCAAGTCTGGTCATCCCGCCGAAGTCGTATCCCTTGAGTCTGCCTTCCAGCTCCAGCACTTTGTATTTGTCCAGGGTGAGCAGCTCCTGCACCACTGCCAGACCGTTGCCGCCATTATCCACGCCGATGCCCGCTGGGGTGTAGTAGCGCTCCAGCAGCGCGATGATCTGGGCGATATGCGGATAGGAAACGTGCTCCAGGTGGAGGCGCAGAATCATCTTCAGTAGGCTGCGTTCGCCAACTTCCATCTCCTGAAAGACGATGATCTCGGTGGGGTCGTTGGTGTATCCCAGGTCGCCGCCAATCCAAAACTGGCCGCTGCGAGGCGTGAGGTTGAGCAGCATCTCCATCCGGTCGTGNGCNGNTTCCTCGGTCTCGCAGTCACGCANTTCAGANTCGGTAATGACGATCTTCTGGTACTCCAGCAGATCCTGGCGACTGAGGTTGAACTGTTCGACGTTGAAGGCACCATAGGAGGGCTTGCCGTGTTCACCGGCCACCTCGTGCTGCCAGCCGGAGCTGTCCCTGCCGCCATAGAATTCCAGCAGTTCAGACTCGCGGTCCTCGGTCCAGAGCGGATTGAGCCAGGACGGCCAGCGGAACACATGGAACTGGTCGGACGATGTTAGCCGGTAATAGGTGGTGTCGCGTAGCCCGTTGGGTGTGGAGTAGATACGCAGCGTCCCCCCGGCCTTTAGGCATTGCCGCAGCGCCTTCCAGGCCCGCTCGGTCAGCCACGCGCCCTCATCGACCCAGACACGTCCCACATGCAGGGAGCGAAACGCATCGCCATAGGCCCCGGCCGGGCGGAAATACAGTACAGAACCATTGGTGAACTCCAGGCGGAAGTAGGGTTTGCGATGGATCTTGGGCTTGCCGTACTTGGTCAGGGCGACGCTGTTCATTAGATCCGGATTGGTGTCGAGCTGGTACTCGATCTCCTCGATGATGCTGTCGAGGTGACCTTGGTGCGGTGCCGCTATCAGGCCCTGGCCACCCCGGGTGGTAAATGCATAATGGAGCGCGTCGGTCGAGAGCACGATGGATTTGCCCACGTCCCGGCCGTC